CGTTATGAGCATGATTACTTAACGTGTTTTCAACCCTAAGTATGATTTTTTCAAGGCAAGTTGTTGATTTATATGAGTTTATTTCTCTTATACTTAACTTACTTATCATTTTAAAATTCCGCTCATTCCTCAGAATTCTGAGAAGGGTATTTTTTGACGCTACTTGCCAACTATTGATATATCAACTATTGGTCTGAGCTACCAAAAACGAAACTTTTTTTCCAGCGTCAAAACAGGTTAAGTATGTTGAGTAAGTTAAGTATTTATATATATATTTACTTAACTTAAATAATAAATATAATAAAAACAATAACTTATAATTTTGAAAGCCTTTAGAATCGTTACTTAACCTCATACTTAACGTTGTGCTTGATACTTAGGAAGTTAAGTAATGACTATCTGTAGTGCTTAGTTCTATAACGAATAACAAAGACCTTTGATATAAGCTGCGCTTAGGCGTGGTATAGATTGCTATCCTTTGGGATAAGCGAAAAAGTTTGGTATTATTGGGCAATTGTTGGATTTTCAATGGCACAGCGCGCACAGCAATGCTCGCGCGCGCAGGTAACGAGAGAACCGAATCTATGCCCTCCTCTACTGAAAAAGACATAACAGCCGAAAATGAGCCGTTTGCGGCTGTCGTACGTCCTGCCGTGGGTGCCATGCCTGAGGCACGTGAAGAACTACAGTTTTATCACCCTACAATGAAGGACGAAACGAGGCGCGCCCTAGTCAAATTCTTGAATCTGTACGCGCAGACAGGTGCTAAAACGTTATCCGCGCGCGCATCCAACATCAATAGGAGTACGGTCCTGTATTACGAGTCTCCCCGTGGACCTGGGTACATCAAGGAATTCGCTGACCTAGTCGCAATAGCTCAAGAGATATACAACGACAGCGTACAGACCGAAGTATTTAGGCGCGGTGTACAGGGGATCACTGAGAACGTGTATAACAAGAATGGTGCGGTAGTAGGTAAGCGTACTCTGTACAGCGATAAGTTGCTGGAACTGGAAGCTAAGCGCACTAACGCGGCATACAGGGACAAGGCGACCGCCACCCAGGTCAATGTGTCCTTAGAGCAGAATATAGACCTGAGAACTATGCCATCACATAACCTTGAACAGCTGCGTACACTCATCGAGAGCCAAGAGAAGGTGATTAGCTCAAAGAATGAACAGAATGAGTGATATATGTACTACGCTATTACCAATAGTGAGTACTATTGGTAATAGCGGGTTTTTTAGCATGAATTGTACGTTTTTTGATCGCTTAAATAATGCACAATTGTACGTTTTTTGATCAGATCGATCACTATTTGAGCAGATTGATCATTATTTGAACAATCGAGAAATTCCCAAGCAGCCTTTTTAAAAAGCCGCCCTAGTCGCACATACAGGCATGAGTAAAATTTTCACAGAAAGCAAATTGATCATTTTTTAACCAAACACTCGAGCTTTTGGTTATTTTTTAATCGAAAACGCAAAAAAATCAATTTCACCAAAAAGAGCAAACCACATGAAAAATTTTCACCAAAAATCTGACGAAATGCAAAAAGCCCTATCACATTTAGACGAAAAAAGCAACAAAAATTTGCAAGAACTTTTTAAAAATATTCCCGAAAAAGAATTCGAACCAAGAAAATTTACTGAAATGCCCATTACCGACAACCAATGGAAAAATTTACAAAACGATCCAAATACTAGACATATCGCGTGCACCCATGGAAGAAACCAACGCAAAGCGCTCATCATAGATGACCCATGGTCAGAAGAAAAAACGCCAGAACAACTTGAGTTCATAAAAAATCTTGAATCCATGCCCGACAAAGACAAAAGAGCCTACCTAACTGACTATTTCGCCCCAAAAACAAAACTAGATGAAATCCAACCAAAACCGATGAAAGCAAGGTGGCCCAACGTAGATAATAGATGCCCACCACCCAAAAAAATATTCCCAACATACTAAAAATTCCCTCGCGCCCGCACACGCGCGTAACATAATATAGCCCGTTAATCAGGTAAATAAGTCACAAAAAAAGCTCATAATATGGCAGTAGATAAGCAACAAATCGAATATTTGGTCAAAAACCCGGCAATAGCCCGCAAATTATTCGACAAATACGATGCTGAAGAACGATTACTCAACTTCATTAAGCTCGGGTGGTCAGTTCTGGAACCTGGGCGCAAGTTTGTAACCGGCTGGCACATTGAAGCTGTATGCGAGCATTTAGAGGCCATTACCCACGGTGAAATCAAACGTCTGGTGATCAATGTGCCACCTGGGTGCATGAAATCACTCACCACAAACGTTTTTTGGCCTGCCTGGGAATGGGGGCCACGTGACATGCCGACAACACGTTATGTGTCGGCTTCGTACTCACAAGATCTTACAACACGTGACAACAAACGTTGTCGAAACCTGATGAACAGTGATATTTATCAAGAACATTGGGGCCACATATTCGGTTTTGCCGGTGATCAGAACGCCAAGACTCGATACGACAATAGCAAGACTGGATTCAAAATTGCCACGTCTGTTAACGGTATGGGTACCGGTGAACGTGGTGATAGATTCATCATTGATGACCCTAACAATATCAAGGATGTTGAATCAGAAGTTACCCGCGAATCAACGAATCAATGGTTCACTGAAGTGGTACCAACCCGACTTAATGAGCCTGCAAAATCCGCCATTCTCGTTATCATGCAACGCACCCACTATGCGGATGTGTCAGGGTTAATTCTCGCGCGCCAGCTGGGATATGATCACTTAAATTTACCCATGGAATACGAGCGTGGGCGAAAATGTTTTATTCGTGTTCCCATGAATTATATGGGTCCAATTGAGAAGCAAAAAACACAAACGGTTGGTTACAGTAAGTCGCTCACCAGTTGGATACCTGCCGGTGAAATGAATCCTGATGAGGTCGAACACGATACCCGTTTTGAAGAAATGTACCCCGGTGACCCAAGGGAGAAAGAAGGCGAGTTGATGTGGCCGGAACACATGCCGGAAGAAACAATCGAAGGGAACAAGGAAGTACTAGGTAGTTATGCGTATAACGGTCAGTTTCAACAACGCCCAGTGCCGCGCGGGGGTGGTTTGTTTAACAAGGCTGATTTCAACGTCATTGAAACTTGCCCCTCGGGTGGTCGAGTGGTCCGAGGTTGGGACATTGCCGCCACTCAATCGGAATCTGCCGCGTGGACAGCTGGCTTAAAAATGCGCCTCATGCCCAATAACGATATCATCATAGAACACGTTACGCGATTCAGGGAAAACCCCTCATCTGTTGAGCGAAGAATTAAAAACGTCATCATGCAAGATGGGCTTTTAGTTAGACAAAGTTTTCCGCAAGATCCAGCGGCAGCCGGTAAGATTGTAGTTACCTCTTGGTCGAAATCCTTCGCAGGTTACGACGTTCACTTTAGTCTTGAGTCCGGTGACAAAGAATTTCGCGCTATCCCAATATCGGCGCAAGTCGAAGCGGGCAACGTGTATATCGTGCGTGGACCGTGGAATTATGATTTCTTGGAAGAAGTATCGACGTTCCCCCGTGGGTTAAGTAAAGACCAAGTTGATGCCATGAGCCGCGCTTACGGTGACCTATTGGGAGAAGGTACGGCCATGGTTGCCAGCACTCCCCCAGAAATGATTGAGGTTGAAGAGCATGACCAAAGTAGTGACGGGTACAGTGTGCATTGAGGAAACCGAACCAACTCAGTGTACACTGTGTCAAAAAGTGAGGGAATTGCGACCATATGGATCTGATGGTGTGTGGGCATGTTTCGAGTGTTGCATGAAAGACGAAGTTGAAGCGACAAAGCAATTTTCTAAATTGTTCACAGATCGCGATATTTAATCATAATAGGTTTTACGATGGGTTTATTTACAGGTATCAATAATTTCTTTAGCGGCAACGATAAAACCGTAACCGCGCCGGAAAAACAACAGGGTGAACCTGGGAGCCGCCTCTACGGTGGTTATCCGGATGAACAGGAAAAAAACCCCGCCTTAACCGGTCGTGCGAAATACAAAACATTCAGTAACATCCTTGCCAATGTCAGCATTGTTGCCGCTGGTACCCGGTACTTTTTGAACATACTGAGTGAGCCGGCATGGAAGGTGGAACCCGCGCGCTTTGGTGATGACGATGAACCAACGCCGGAATCAGAGCGTATTGCCAAACTTATTGCTGACATTATGGCCGATATGGAAACCCCATGGCACAAGGTTATTAGGCGTGCGGCGATGTATCGCTTTTACGGCTTTAGTGTTCAAGAGTGGGTGGCAAAACGCCGTCCTGATGGTGTGACCGGGTACCTTGATGTTGAGGCAAGACCGCAAATAACGATTGAGAAGTGGTCAGAAGACGATACCGGGCGCGTTAACGGTATGATTCAACGCAGTCCTTTGAGTGGTGAAGAGTTGGACATTCAGCGCGGTAAGACAATTTATCTGGTTGATGACACATTGAATGATTCCCCGGAAGGGATCGGATTGTTTCGTCATCTGGTCAAACCAGCGGCAGAACTTGATCGTCTGGAGCAGTTAGAGGGCTTTGGTTTTGAGACAGATCTGCGCGGTATGCCCATTGGTCGTGCTCCAATTGCCGAGCTGGAAAAACAGGTTAAACGTAAGGAAATCACCAGTCAAATCAAAGAGTTAATATTGGCTCCCTTGCGTAAAATGATCAGCAACCCCATAAAGAGCGCTAAAAATGGTATGCTACTGGATAGTTTGACGTACCAGACAACCGATGATAAACGAAACCCATCTTCGGTGTACCAATGGGACATTGAGCTGCTTAAATCTTCAGCGTCTAACCAAGCTGAAGTGAACAAGACCATTGAGCGAAAGAATCGCGAGCTAGCCCGTATCCTGGGTGTAGAAGGCTTGTTACTTGGGTCAAGTGACCGTGGATCGGAAGCGTTAAGTCGAGACAAGACACATAATTTCATGTTGATTGTCCAAAGTACCCAGAAGGAATTGATCGAAGGTTTCCAGAAAGATTTCTTGACGCCTTTGTTCGATTTGAACGGTTGGGACTACAAGAACAAGCCTACTTTTAAAACTGACATGGTTCGGTACCGGGAAATTCAAGAGATTACCCAGGCATTACGCGATATGGCGCAAGCTGGCGCCATACTTGATCCAGATGACCCAGCAATCAATGAGGTACGTGACATTATGGGGCTTTCACGTCCTGATAATGTGTTAAGTGACATTGATTTAAGCATTGGTGGTGACCGTGATACACCACCACCAAAAGCGACACCACCATCAAATGAGAACACCTAACCATGGCCTTAGTAGTTGGAACAAACAGTTATATTTCGCTCGCTGACGCCGACGCGTACTTTGTCGACAGCTTACGTGGTGCTGCATGGGACATGCTGACTGAGGACATGAGAAACAAGTCGCTTGTGACCGCTGCAAGGCGCATTGATCCTTATGTCATCACAGACTATAAACTCCCCATTGTGGTAGCCGATATTCCCGTCAACCTGGGACAAGCCAATGCTGAACTCGCGTTAGATTTCGCGGGCAAGCCCTCTCTTATAACCAGATCGAATAACGAATTCAATATTAAGAAGGCAAAAGGTGGTTCGGCTGAAGTTGAGTTCTTTAGACCGGTTGACGGTGTTATATTTGACCAACATGTTCAAGATTTACTCGCTGACTGTCTAGCTAGTTCGGCTGGCAATGAGGGATTAGTGGGCGCTGGTGGCTTTGTGTCTGGTGCCAATGGTGAATCTGACTTCGAAGACCGAACCAAGTACAACAGAACGGAAGGATTGTATTAGATGCCTGATTTATTCGGTTTAGACCTTGCAGGTATCGTTAATGATGCAATTGAATCAGCTGGTGGCTTAGTGCCACTAAGTCTGATCAAAGAAGTAGAAACCCCTCCTCCACCTGATGACCCAGGCGGTGCGGGTACGGTCACACAGACGACATACCCAGGCAATGGTATCATTGACGACTATGAGGATGAGCATATTGACGGCACGTTAGTAAAACGTGGGGATCGACAGATTTTAATTTTGGGTGCTTCGTTGCCTTCTGGGATAATTCCAGCGGAAGACGATAAAGTCACCATTGAAGAAGGTACATACAACGTTGTTGCAATAAAGAGAGATCCAGCGGCAGCGACATATGTTTGCCAATCACGAGGTTCATAGGAAGTGACCGTTTTAAACTTTACAAAGCAAGACGATATTGAAATAACGTCGAAAAAGGACATAACCAAACTCATAAAAGAGTTTGAGCCAAAGCTGCGTGAAGTTTTTCTTACAACGATGTTGTTTGTTCGCGATCAATTTACGATTGCCGAATTAGCGACCATGTTCGAGCAAGGAACAATTGAATCAGCTCTCAACGACCTTGAGCAACAGTTCAATGTGTTCTCTAACGAAGCATTGGCCGCTTATATTGCATCTGGGAACATGACAGCGGGCAAAATATCCACTGCCTTGAATCAGCTAGTGGGCTTTGATGTTATCAACCAACGTGCAGTGAACAATATTCAGAACAACGCCTTTGGGTTGATTCAGCAATTTAGTGATGAGCAACGACGTGCAACTCGCGCCGCGTTGTTAGACGGCGTTACCCGTGGTATTAACCCAAGAGAGCAAGCAATCAATTTCAAGCAGTCCATTGGTTTGACAACAAAACAAGTGGACGCGGTTAATAACTTCAGACGATTGTTGACCCAAAATAGCGCTGAGGCGTTAACGCGTAATCTTCGCGATAAACGATTTGATGCCAGCATTCGAAATGCAATCAGCACCGATACGCCGTTAACGTCAGCCCAGATAGATAAAATGGTAGAACGTTATCGTCAGAAGTATTTAATCTATAGAAGTGAGGTTATCGCTCGAACTGAATCGTTGAGAGCTGTGCACGAAGGCTCATACGAAATGTTCAATCAAGCGGTCGAAGCTGGAACGTTGCTTGCTGAGCAATTAACACAGCAATGGAATATTGCCAATGACAGCAAGGTGAGAAATCCGTCTCACACAACTATGCGCAATCAGCAACGTCCATTCGGTGAACCTTTTTTGAGTGGCAATGGGAATTTGCTTCGTTACCCAGGTGACCCGCGCGCACCAGCGAACGACGTTGTTCAATGTCGGTGTGCAGTATCAACGCGATACACCGCTATTTTGGCAGAAGCGGCCTAACCCTTGCTAAACCATTGACTAGCAAGCATAATGCCGCTATTACGAGTTGACAGACTATGACAGACGAATTTAAGAAAAACCTCTCTTCGGAAGAAGCATGTCGCAAAGATGATTGTAAACAAATTATCGGTGGTTGGTTTTCCGTCTTCAAATACGAAGATGAAAAAGTGCGCGATCTTGATAAAGAAACGATCAATATGCAAAGTTACAGCAACGCGTATCTTGATTTTAGCAAGAATTATCGCGCTGCAAACTTCGACCATGAAGGTGGTATTCGCGGTGAACTCATTGACAACATTCTTATCGATTCACCTGAGTTTGCCAAAATGCTCGTTCACGAAATAACCGGTTTACCACTTGATGATATCCCCGTTCAAAAACTCGGTCACTTTGGTAGTTTCCAGTTTGAAGACGCTGACGATTACGAACTGGCGAAAAAGTCAAAACTCATGTTCTCAATTGAAGGCACGTGCGAAAGGAGCGAAATTGAATGACAACGCCTCACAATGACGGTAAACCGCGCGAGCTGAATATTAAAAAGCTGACCGCGATAGCCTTAACTGCGAACGGTGCTAACCCGCACGCGAACGCGACCTTTTTCAAAAGCCTTAATAAGAATGCTGGCGAGAAAGGTAAAAAGAAAAAGAAGGGTGAGGCGGGTTACATCAAAATGGATGAGAACGGCGAACCTCTTCAAAAACGCATGTTGCTCACCTCCCCTACTGACAAGCACGTTCACACTGTCGACATAGACAGATGGGTCCAATGGGACCATGGCGGCGATACAAGTTACACGTCTAGTCACAGTCACCCATTTGTCATTGATGACCTGGGCAACGTCCAAGTGGGTGAGGTCAACGGTCATACTCACGATGTTGAAAACGTCAGCTCTATACTAGAAAACCTTTTAAAATCTCAATCCGACAACGGAGACAATACCATGTCCAAAGATAAAAACGCCGATACCACAATGTCGGATGAACTTAAAAAAATGAAAGCCGAAATTGAAACGTTGACCTTGGTTAGCAAAATGAATGATGGTGAAAAAGTCCATTATGAAACGTTGTCTGACGAAGATAAAACAACCTTCCTGGGTAAAACTGCCGATCAACGCAAGGAAGAAATCGATCTTGTTGAGTTGAGCAAGAAAGAGAAGCTTGACGGTGAAACGGTCGTCTTCAAGTCTGCCGCTGGCACTGTTTACACCCAAAAGGATGATCCACGTTTGGTTGAAATGGCTAAAAATTTGGATTCAGCTAATAAAATCGCCGCTGAAGAAATTACGCTTCGTAAAGACAGCGACCTTAAAAAGCGTGCTGAAACTGATCTTCAGTATCTACCGGGTGATGAGGCAACCAAGGTGGCAATGCTCAAAGCAGTTGACGCCATACCAGACACGGCCATGCGTAAAAGCGCGCTAGATGCCTTGAAAGCTCAAAATACCACGTTGTCTAAGTCGTTCACGTCAAGTGGTACGTCTTCTACTGTCAACGTAGATGGTGAGACTGACGCTGACGCCGCGCACGCTGAATTGACTAAGAAAGCCGACAAGTTACAAGAGGCTGATCCAACAATGAACGCTATCGATGCTTATGCGAAAGCTACCGAACTTAACCCTAAACTTTACCAAACAGCCGTCGGCTAATAGTAGGTAAACTAACGTCTTAAAGGAGACTAATAATGTCTTATGAAAGTGCAAGACAACTGACCTTACCTATTGCGGCGGCAGTAGCTAAGGGTATTTTTTTGAAAATAGATTCGTCAGGTAACGCGGTTCGTGCAACGGCAGTTGGCGATCATGTTATCGCGATCAGCGCTCAAGATATCACCGCTGAGGATATCACCAACGGGACTAACGTGATTGCTGCCGTCCTACCTGATGGTGCACGAGTAGAGTGTAAAGCAGGTTCGGTAATAGTCGCTGGTAACGGAATTGGCCCTCATGCTGGGTCAGGTGGTGGTGAGGTTGCCCAAACAGCCGGCGATAGAATCATGGGTGTTGCGTTAACTGGTGCGGCAGCTGACGAATTCTTCGATATGATATTCGTTGGCGCTGGTTTCGTAGTTCAATAATCTAACCCGCTAATTTTCTAACTACACTGGAGCATTTATTATGCCAGCGACAATTACCAATCCTACAGCGGGTAGCATTCATGTGAATGTTCCGTTGACTAACTTCTCACAAAAGTACATGCAAGATGCGTCGAACTTTGTGAGTCTTCGCGCGATGCCTAACAGACCGGTTACACGTCGATCGGATCGCTATTACATATTTAGTCGAGCTGATTTTTATCGGAACGCCGCGACCAAACGCGCGCCCGGTGCGGAATCAAGCGGTACCGGTTTCAACATGTCAAAAGACACGTTCTATTGCGACGTGTGGGCGCATCACACTGACGTTGCCGATCAAGACCGAGCCGACGCTGACGCGGTGGTCTCCCTTGATAATTCAGCCACTGAGTATGCCACGGGTAAAACAATGATTTCCCGTGAGCTGACCTTTCGAGACACGTATTTCAAAAAGTCAGCCTGGGCGCATGGCAACCCCGCTGGCGCACCTGATAACATAAATTGGTCAGCTGGCGCGGGGGCAACAGAAAATCAGCCGATTAAGCAAGTCCGAAAAGGCATAGAGATCGTACACAGTAAAACGGGCTATAAGCCTAACAAGATGTTAGTTGCCCGCGATACTTACAATTTACTTGTCGATAATGAGGATTTATTGGAACGTATCACGGGTGGTGCCAATAACAATTTGCCCGCTATGGTCATGCGAACGTTGATTGCTCAATTGTTCGAGCTTGAAGAAATCTTCGTTATGGATGCGGTTGTCAACGTTGCCGGCGAAGGTCAAACCGAAGATACGCGGTTTATGGCAACCAATGGTGCATTGCTCTACTACGCGCCTAATACCTTAACTCTTCGTGAGCCTACAGCCGGCGCACAATTCTCATGGACCGGTTTAATGGGCAACACTCCCAATGGAACGAGAATTAAACGGTTCCGTATGGAAAAAAACGAAGCCGATCGCATTGAAGCTCAAATGGCCTTTGATTACAAAGTCACTGGTACTGAGCTAGGTTATTGGATCAATAGCCCAAACACTTCCGACAACCCTTAATTTTTACAAGTAATCCCTCCCCCTTCTAACGAGACTA